ACCGTATTGCTCAGTTGCTTGCTGATTGGGGATTGGTTGGTATCGTAGATGCTACTAAGATACAAGATATTGCACCTCTAAATCAAATTAAAGTATTAGCATATAGAGATAAAGGCGATTGGATACTAGAAACAAAGTATAATATAGGTAGCAAGAAGAAGAAAACAGAAGAGTAATGAAGTTTACATATATGTTTACTGAACCACCTTTAATGGAGGTTGAGTATCCTGGTGATATAACTCCATTTAAAGAATATTGTACTCATCTTAAAATAGTTGAAACTGGAAGAAGACATTTTATGTCTGAAAATGTTAATGTTTTAAGAGAACCTGAGTTGCAAGATTTGAATCAATTTTTGTTGGAATCGCTTAATAGGTATAATCGTGAAGTACTTTTATCCGATCATGATGTAGAGATTACTCGTTCTTGGACTAATCATCAATATCGAGGACATGAGAATCCAGAACATCATCATACAAATAGCTTTCTGAGTGGGACTTTTTATATTCAGACAAGTGATAATTCTCCTCCTATTATGTTTAAGTCTTCTTTTAATAAGTATAATTTTTCTATAGTTCCTGAATCACCTTCATCTGGAGATTCAACTTCATCTACACGAAGTGTTTTTAGTTGTAACATAAAGGAGGGAATGGGAGTAATTTTTAGTAGTAATCAGGAACATGGTGTGCCTCCTAATATGGTTGATGATGAAAGAATAAGTTTAGCATTTAATACCTATCTAAAGGGAACAACTCAATATTTCCCATTAACTTACGGAGATTGAAAATGAATAATTTATATAACGGAATTCAAGAACGTCTTTTTTATACTCTAGGTAAGAGACCTGATAATGCATCTTCACATGATATTTACATGGCATTATGTTATGCTGTAAGAGATCAGATGATGTCATTTTATCTTTCTTCTGAAGATAATGAATATAATCCAGCAAAGAAACCTAAGAAAGAAGTTGCATATCTTTCAGCAGAATTTTTAATTGGACCTCAATTAGGTAATAACTTACTTAACTTGGGAATAGAAGAAGAAGCAAGAGAAGCGTTAGATGTTTATGGATATAGTCTAGATGAAGTACTTGAGGTAGCAGAAGAACCTGGACTTGGTAATGGTGGTTTGGGTAGACTAGCAGCATGTTATATGGAGTCTCTATCAACTCTAGAAGTACCTGCTACTGGATATGGTATTCGATATAAGTATGGTATATTTAAGCAGATTATTAAAGATAATCAACAAATAGAAATTACTGATAATTGGTTACATGGAGAATGGCCTTGGGAACTTTGTCGTCCTGATGAATCTGTTACAGTTGGTTTTGGTGGTAGAGTTGAGAACTATGTATCAGACAGAGGAAATTATAGAGTAAGATGGGTTCCAGATGAGCAGGTAATTGCTGTTCCTTATGATGTATTGCAGTTAGGTTATAAGGTTAATAGTTGTAATAGATTGAGACTTTGGAGAGCAGATGCTACTGAGACATTTGATTTCTATGCATTTAATATTGGTGATTATATGGGTTCAGTAGAACAGAGTGTGTCTTCTGAAACTATCTCCAAAGTATTGTATCCTAATGATGGTACAGATCAAGGTAAGACATTGAGGTTGAAGCAACAGTTCTTCTTTGTTAGTGCATCTCTTCAAGATATGTTGCGTAGTTTGTATGATAGAAAAATACCTATTGAATGGTTACCAGATTATTATCAAATTCAACTTAATGATACTCATCCTGCTATTGCAGTTGCAGAATTAATGAGATTATATGTTGATGAATATCATTTTGAATGGGAAGATTCTTGGGAGATAGTAACTAGAGCAATTTCATATACTAATCATACTCTATTACCAGAAGCATTAGAAAAATGGGAGCTTAAATTATTTAAGAATTTGCTACCAAGACACTTAGAAATAATATATGAGATTAATTCTAGGTTCTTACAGACTGTAAGACTTAAGTATCCAGGTGATGATGAAATTTTAGGTAAATTATCTATTATTGATGAGTCTGGTAATAAGTCAATTCGGATGGCACATCTTGCTACTGTTGGTTCTCATCATGTTAATGGTGTTGCTGCACTTCATTCGGAATTGATTAAGAGTCAGTTGATGCCTGAGTTTTATGATTTATGGCCTCATAAGTTTACTAATGTAACTAATGGTGTTACTCCAAGAAGATGGGTATCATCTTCTATTGCTGAACTTTTGGATGAATATGTTTCTCCAGATTGGATTACCAATATGGAGTCACTTAAAAAGTTAGAAGAGAATCAATATGATGTAGAATTATTAGAAAAGATTGGAGAGACTAAGTTACTTGGTAAGCATCATTTAGCAGTGTATATTCAAGATACACTTGGATTAACAGTAAATCCTGCTAGTATGTTTGATGTTCATGTTAAAAGGATTCATGAGTACAAGAGACAACACCTAAAGGCTCTTGAAGTCATTATACAATATCTTCGTATCAAACATGGAAAGACGGATAATATTGTTCCACGTACTATAATCTTTGGTGGTAAAGCAGCACCAGGTTATTATATGGCAAAACTTATTATTAAGTTTATCTGTAATATTGCCGAGGTTGTGAATAATGATCCTGATACTAGAGATTTGTTAAAGGTAATTTTCCTACCAAATTATAGTGTAAAGTTGGGTGAGAAAGTATATCCTGCTGCTGATTTATCTGAGCAAATTTCTACTGCTGGTAAAGAGGCATCTGGAACAGGTAATATGAAGTTCCAGATGAATGGTGCTTTAACTATCGGAACTTTGGATGGTGCTAATGTAGAGATTCGTGATTTAGTTGGTGAAGATAACTTCTTCTTGTTTGGTAAGAATGAAGAGGAGATTGGGGAATTGCAAAGAAATTATTATGATCCAAGTCATTATATTAGTACAGAAATTGGAGAAGCATTGAACTTAATTGAGTGTGGACATTTTAGTGGTGGTAATAGAGAAACCTTTGCACCTTTATTATACAACTTAAAGAATCATGACCCTTTCTTTGTAATGGCAGATCTTGAGGATTATATTGTTGCTCAAGACAAAGTTAGTCAGGCATGGAACAATCGTGATTCATGGAATAGAATGTCCTTATTAAATATTGCACGTTCTGGATTCTTTTCATCAGATAGATCTATTAGAGATTATTGTAATAAGATTTGGGATATTAAAATATGATTAATCTAAAAGATCTTTTGTATATTAAAAGGGGATTTCTATCTCCCGAACAATGTCAAGAAATTATTGATGAGTATCATGATATTCCTGAGGAGGCAAATGAAGAGCATTGCCCAGAATCTACAAATGGTGTTGATACATGGTCAACCTATAAAGTAAAACAGGCACGTTTAGGAACAGATGTATTTGATTTAATTCATAAGTCTGTTGAAACAATGGTATGTGAGTACCATGATTATCTTGATACGTTTAAAGCATTTCATTGTATGAGAAGAACATCTCTTCTCTTTCCACACACCTATCGTATTATGAAATATGATACTGGTGCTTGGATACATCCACATACAGATCATGCTCCTTACATATATGGGAGTTGTACTATAAATTTAAATGAAGAATACACTGGTGGAAATTTTTCATTTTGGAATGGTAAGCATAAGGTTAAGTTAAACAGAGGTGATGCAATGATATGGCCTGCAGATTATTTCTGGGTACATGCTGTTGATGAGATACAATCTGGTACACGATATTCTGTTAATTGCTTTCTTAGAGCAACACCAGAGTATTATCCCGAACATGTAAGGTTCGGTGTTCCCATCCCTGTAGACTTAAAAAATAGTGCTTGGGATGGAAACCGAGCTCCCATTTAGTATTCATCCATTATAATTAGTAGTGTACGCCGAAAGGGTACAAATTACACACTCGCTTTTAAAGGAGAACAATGACTAATTTAGCACAGTACCATGCTGCTAACCTTCCAGAACTAATGAAGGTTATTAGACAAAATGGTATAGGAATGGATGATTACCTAGATAGGTTTTTTAACGATTCCCCACAATCAAACTATCCACCTTATAATTTGATACAATTAAATAATCATGAGTCAACATTGGAGATCGCACTTGCAGGGTTTAAGAAAAATGAACTCAAGGTCTATACGGAGTTTGGAAAATTATATGTCGAAGGCAGTAAAGAAGAATCGGAAGTTGATGGAACGTTTGTCCATAAAGGACTGGCCCAACGAAGTTTTAAACGAGTCTGGACGGTCTCCGACGATACGAAGGTTGGATCCGTCAAGTTTGAAGACGGACTCCTCACCGTACAGTTAAATAAAATTGTACCAGAACATCATTCTAGAAAGGACTATATCTAAATAGAACTGAATATCGTTCGCCGCAGACAGAGGGGAAACTGGCACAATCCAGTTGCGTCCCCTCTTTTTTATGCTATAATATATTTGTTGAATCGACGGGTTCAACATGGGAGTGACTGAACAAACTTGCTGGCATAAGGCTAGTTAAGGTGATGAGACACAGGTGGTGCTGCACGTTGAAAACGTGAATCGACTTACC